GCACAGCACGTGGTTTGGCAACCACGGGGTCTGTGATCGCTGGATTGGGATGCATTACTGGTTCCCTTTCCACCTTTGTAGGAGTTGGATCATGTGTAGTCGGATGGCTATTACAAGAACCCGAGCGCGAATTGACGGTGGACGTAATTCGCGAGGTGATCGATGGCAATTTGATTGCCCAAGAAGGGAAATCGTCAGACGAAGAGGGCTCTGCTGGAGCAAACAGCAGAACCGGGGAGAGTATCGTACATGTTCCGAGAAAGAAGAAAAGATATAACTGGATGGGTAATAAGTTGAAGAAAAGGAACAATAAGGCGAGAGTCCCGGTATTAGCAGGAGAGATACGTGGAACGCTCAGATTGAAACACGGCATTATTAAACACAATGCCGTAAACCGCTTGGTAATTCAAAATGACGCAAACCGCATAGTGCGAGCCCGACGACAGGAAGGGGATCCTATGTTTGTAAACATGAGGGACAACGATTTATTTGAGGTTTCATTACACGCTGCACAGATGTTTTGGATACCTTCAACCGTTGAACTAAATGCTATGGACATGTATTCTGACAAGCCTGTTGAAATGGCACGGGAAGTCCAATCCTTATGGGTGGACGACCCCTCTGCTTGCTAGGGGTGCTTGGGTGTCGTGACTGGAACAACCAGTTCATCAGGTGTCGATTTATGGCAAATTGATGATATTGGGAATGGTGAGAGTTTCACAGTCACGAGGCTCAGGCAGGAAGGCGCGGCTTCAAAACCGCGAAAGTACTACAGGGTCAATGGAACAAATGGCCCTGATTGGGATATGCCTAATAATGATATTGAATCAGTAAAACACGCTATTTTAGAACGCGTTTTCTTCGTCAAGGATGGGAAGGGGGGGTTTAAGAGGTGTCCAAAGCCATGGGATCACCACACTATATCCTCCTCTGACAACCCTGTCGAGGAAGCGCGCAACAAGATAGGAAGCAGAGTACACACATTTAAGAGTGGTTTAGAACAGCAGGCAACTGCAGTTGGCAAGGTCAGCCCGATTAGCGATGAGGAATTCCTCGCGTTTTACGGTGGGGCCAAGCGACGATGTTACGAAGCCGCAATTGAGTCTCTTCTAGGTCGGCCCCTAGAAGAGCGTGACTGCTGGGTCAAGGTTTTTACGAAAGATGAGTATCGTAAGCCGGGGGGAGCCCCCCGGGCGATTCAACCTCGATCCCCGAGATTTAATGTCAAATTAGGTAGATATTTAAAGCATATAGAACACACTATTTTCTGTTCTATTGATAAGGTGTTTGATCCAACGGGAGAGCACCGTACAGTAGCAAAAGGCATGAACATGATTGATAGAGGGAATGCGATTGCAAGCATGTGGAGTAGATTTAAGAATCCTGTGGCTGTAGGACTGGATGCAAGTAGGTTTGATCAACATATCAATGACTTGCTCTTGGAATACGAACACAGTATTTACCACATGTTTGTGGAAGGTATGGCGTGGACCTGCCACCACTTTCACAGCTTCTCGCCCATCAATTATTAAACAAGGGAGTCTACCATGGAAAAGATGGTAAGATAAAATACACGGTCCGCGGGTGTCGGATGTCAGGAGACATGAACACCTCCCTTGGGAACGTTATCATCATGTGCACATTAATGTATGCCTACTTCGAACACAAAGGTATGCTTAATAAAGTGTTGCTACTGAACGATGGAGATGATTGTGTCATCATCATGGATGAAAGGGAATTGACACATTTCCGTGATGGTTTGCAGGATTGGTTCCTGGAAATGGGATTAACGATGGAATATGATGGAGTGTACACTGAATTGGAGTCTGTAGAATTTTGCCAGGCTCGACCAGTTGTACATGCGGAACACGGTTACCACCTGGTGCCACGGCCTTCAAAGCGGTTATACTCTGATTTGATTAGTACTAAACAACTAACATCAAAGAAGTGTTATGAGAAGCAAGTCGGGGCCATAGCCGGCTGTGGACTTGCCTGCTCAGGTGGTGTCCCTATCTACCGTAGCTTTTATAAATGGCTAGGTAGGGGTGCTACACCGTGGGTTCCGGAGATGGGGGATCACTACTACAAATACCGACAAGAGCTTATAGATAAAATGAGCACGAAAGAACGCGAACCAACAAACGAGGAACGCGTTTCTTTTTATTTTGCGTTCGGTATTCCCCCTGATCACCAGATTACTCTTGAAAAGTACTATGATTCATTACCAGATCCAATTCATTCACAAGCTATCAACGACCCTTTACGAACGATTGATACCATTCAACACCTTTGTCCACCAGAACAGAAAGACAGATAACACACACACACATAGTAA